ACGCAACTCTTGGTTTCCACGCATGGTGTAATTTCAACCGACAGCCCCGACGCACTCCATTCATACTTCGGTGGTGACCTTCGCGCTATCGGAAATCACATCATGAGTGGTGCGAAACTTGACGATTCTCAAACAGACCTTGACTCTCTTACTCTTGACATCGCCGCTGGCGATTGGGAATCAACACACCGAGCCATGCTTGAAATGGTTCGCAACGGCGCATCTCTTCACATGGTGATGCGCAAAATCCATGAACATGTGAAAACCATCGGTTTAGAAACCGAACAATTATATACCTTCTTCGCTGTGTGGGGTAATTTCGTGTTACGAATGCACGCATGGCCGCTATCATCGGAGTCCTTCGTGGACTACTTTGTAGCGACCCTGCACCGCGAAGACACAAACCAAAAGGAGGAATAAAAAATGCCAAACCTAAACGGAAACGAAGCCAAAAACAACGAACAGAACAACGGGTTGCACCCCGATGTGGAGGAACGCCTTAAGTGGTGGGCTGAGAAACACAACAAGTCGCTTGATGATGCGACCGGTGATTTCTACACCTACCTCAAGACGGAACTCGGAGTGGACAACCCCGATGCCGAAGACGATGACTTCATGATTGATGCCGCAGAAACCTTCGTGGTTGAGCGACGCGTCATGTCGGGAACATCCCAAGCAAATGCAACCGAACTCGTCGGATACTTTGTCGGCGTTGACCCGAAGATGCGAGACGGTGTGGAACGCAAGCGCGCTCCTGCTGTTTCAGCCGCCATCAACGACCTTGACGACGCCATCCAACAGGGGCTTGTTGCACGAGCCTTCACCCAAGACGGCGTGTGGATGCTTGAGAAGAAAGACGGTGTGATTGCTACCGAAGAATCAGCAGACGCGAAACCGTGGTTCCTCTTTGAAGAGAACAACCTCTCCATCGCCATTTTGCAGAACAATCCCGATTGGTCCCGCTTCGGTGAACCCATCACGCCTTACCGGTGGCAACGAACCTACTACTTCCTCGGCAACGAGAAGGATAACTTCTTGGATGAACAACGAGTTCTACGAATCACCGTTACATCCAACAACCCGGATGAGTGGTTCATTCCTCAACTCTTCGCTGAATGCACCTTGAAGGTCCGAGCGCAGTCGGCCAATGTCAAACCCGAATGGGCTGACACCTACAACTCGTTTGCTTTCCCCGGTGCAATCACTTACGGCAACGACTTCGTGGAAGAACATGTGCGCGGAGCCATTGCTCCGGAACGCCTCATCCCCGAACTTGAGCGTTCTTACATCAAAGACCTCTCAACACTTGCGGAAGTTTTTGAGACGCGTCAAGAAGTCATTCCCGGCTACAACCCCGTCGGTCCTCTCGTCTTTGTCCGAGCGAAGGTCAGCGACATGCGAAAGGAAGCACGCGAAACTGAGTGGGACCCGACGGGTCATGACTACTCCATGAGCGTTTCATCCTTTGACCTCATGCGCACCTTCAACGGTGGAATGCGCCAAAACCTGCCTTGCTACATCCACGGATTGCTCGGCGATGACGGCCATCCATTTGACTACGCAACCGAAGAAGGCTGGAAACCATACGCTGTCAAGTCCACCGTCATCGTCTTTGGACGATTGAGTGTGCGCGCAACCGATGATGGTCCACAACCAGCCATCAAGACCTTCGGTGTTTACGCAGTCCCACGCCTCGCCATCCCTGCTGGCGAAGGCGGTGACACATCAACAACGCAATATGGAGAGTGAAAAAGATGCCAAACCTCAACGATTTGAAAACAGAAGCCACGAAAACCTTTGACCCAACCACCGGCGAAACCGTTCCGGTTGCTTCGGTTGAAGAGAAACCCCCGCAAAGCAAACCCATCGCCGCATCCGTGTGGGATGAGATTGTCAACGCGGGTAAAACCGTTCCCGATAGCATGATACTGTGCGGACTTGTCGGACCGGAAGGTGTCGGCAAGACGGGCATTGTCTTGGATAGCATGACCGAGGAAGAAAGAAAGCGCGGGGATGTTATCTTCGTGCTTGACTTTGACGGTGGTGGACAGACGACACGCGTGACTCATCACCGTGAGTTCGCCAACAACATTCGTTGCCTCAATCCAAATGTCATGTTCCAAACTTTTGACGAAGACGGAGAGACTCGTGAAGCAAAGGACTACCCAGCAACCCATCGTCGGGTCATGAAAATCGGACAGACGCTTGTTGATTGGGCCGCAAACCCCGGCGACAAACCACGCCTCCATTCCGTTCTCTTTTCCGCAGTTGACCTGTGGGATGAAGTCGCCAAGAACTGCATGTTCATTGAAGACTTGGGGACCGCCCCCGACGGTATTGGTGCAAAGGTCAAGCCTCATGAGCAGGTCGGCATGCGCTTCAATTGGCAGATTCGCTCAACGCGTTTCCACCAACTTACTACCATCGCTCGCACCTTGATGTCACTTGGAGTCCGCGTCTACTTTGAGACTCACTTCACCGACCTCATGGATAAGAGTGGTGCAATCACAGGAAAGAAACCCGGTTGGGAAAAACATACCGCCAACTACCTCAACCAAATCATTCACTTCCACAAGAAAAAGGTGCGCGGCGATGACGGGTCACCAACGGGAGAAACGCGTTACGAGGTTGAGTTCGTCAAGTGTAAGACGAACCCCGAACTTCTTGACCAGCGACGAACCATCATGGTTACGAAGCAGAACGCATCCCCCGAATGGTTCGGACTTCCGGAACTTCGGGAGGGACTGAATTGAGTGATTGGAAGCGCACCGGCACTCCCGCACACAACAACACCACCGCGCGTAGCGAAGAAGACCAACCATACCTACCAAACCCGGCCTGTCCTGTTTGTGCTGGGTCGGGTGAGGTGGTGATGGAGCGGCCCCTCCGCAACTACGAAGGTGAGTGTGTTGATGTTGAGTTTTACAATCACCCATGCGATTGCGTTTTTCAAAAGTGGATTGCGAAACCCATCAGCAGTTGCAAGGAATGCAACGGAACAGGTGCGGTTCAAGAACGCCTCCTTCACCCTACCACGAAGGAGGAATACATCAAGTTCCACGACTGCATTTGTCTACGATATGTTAAGGAGATGATTGAAAATGAAGAATGACACGAACAAGTTGCACATTTTTGACAAGAACAAAGTGAGACTTTGCCGCGCGGCTGGTAACTACGAACCATTGGACGCGAACAAGCCATCCGTCATTTGTCCGGAGTGTAAATCAATCCACCTCGCTGACACAGGAGAGGTGATTGATTGAGCCTTGTTCAAGGGACCTTCAACAACGATTCACTTTGGGCTTTCGTGACAGGATTCGGAGAGGGCGTCAACGACCTTCGTTGCACCCTCGCTAATCTGCAACTCAAAGCATCCGTGGACACAGCAACGCATTTCTTTACGAAGACCATCGGCATTCATGGGGTGGAAGACGACTACCGAGCAGGTGTCATCTACATTCCCGATGTCCACAAAGTCGGCGCGTTTCTCAAAGCATGCGATGAAGACTACACCACCATCCGACATGTCGGCAACACGCTGACATTGAAGAACGGCAACAACGAGTTCAGCACACCGACCTCCGACTACATCATGTCGCACACCACCGTGGACCGAGCCGAGACAGCCATCAGTTATGCCGCACAGAACAAGTGGGCTAAACTTGGCCGCGCGGATTTGGAATGTCATGGGACGCTGACCGTTGGTGCGACTCGCGGAATGACCGCACTCACCAAAGTCATCGGAAAGGATGCACCCGTTAAGGTTCGTGTGGCTGATGGTGAAATGACCATCGCCGCTGGCACAAACCGTGGCGCGCGTATGACACGACAATGCGATGTTGACACCGATTACAACGGGACATGTGAAACAGTCTTCGGACCTCACTTCCCGAAGTTGTTGGACCTCATGCCATCCGGACCCGCCATCTTTCACATGGGAAACAAAAGCGCGCTTGTTATTGTTCACGCTGAACTTGCATGCACGCTTATCCTCAAACACCAAGAGGGGGTAGACCAATGACTGAAGAATGTTTAATGTGCAACGGTGAAGACTGTGATTCAAGAGACGACTACGACCTGCTGTGCAAAGAGTGTTACAAAATGGTGACATGGCCGAAGGAGTTGGACCAATGATTGCTGACGCTATCTACCACGACGACCGACCACCGACAATCTACACCCGATACCGTGATGATAAGGGCGCGCTGATTGAAAATCTTGTTACCGACTACAAACCTCACATGTTCATCCCAACATCAACACCGGAGTTCCGAATCAACCAAATGCTTCGCTCGTTCCCTACTGCTGAATTGTTGAAGGACAAGACCTACGAGGGACTTGACGGTGCTACGCTTTGGCGTGTTGAGACTGACAACCCTTACGACATCGCCGCCATGCGAAACATGTTCAGCCGTTCCTACGAAGGAGACATGCGCTTCGTTGACCAATACTTGGTTGAGAACATCACCGAGATGCCGAAGTGGAAGCCGCGCAAATGGTGGTATGACATTGAGTGCAACACCGGCGACGACAACTTCACGACCGTTATCGCTGTGATTGACTCCGATATTCCTACACCAATTGTTTATGCGTGGGCTGATGACAGAACCAATTGTCCTTACATGGATGAGTTCGTGGATAGCGATACCTTCACTATCACTAAAACGGTGCGCGACCAAGAATATCAACTACGCATTTTCCTATCGGAGAAAGCAATGTATGACGACTTCATTCAATTCCTTCATGCAAGAAATCCCGACATGATGATTGCTCACGCGGGAACATTCTTTGACATCCCTCACATGATTGAACGCCTTGACCACATCTACGGTCATGGTGGCTCGCATAGGTTGAGTCCACTCGGCATCATCCGCTACCCCAAGAAGGGTGAACGATACCGCTTTGACGACCAACCCATCGCTGGTCTTTGGCAGTTTGATACCGCGGCCCCTGCACAATCCGGCACAGGATTTGAGCGCGTATGGAAAGACAGCGGTGGTGGTCAACTACCCAATCGCAAATTGAATACCATCGCTGAAACGCTGGGCCTCGGCTCCAAACTCACCGAAGAGATTGAGGGTATGGATGTCCACAATGGCTGGTATGAGTATTGGTCCGAGTTCGTTGACTACTGTTTGCTTGACACCGTTCTCCTTCGTGGGATTGATGAAGCGCGCAATGTTACGGACTTCTTCGTGGAGATGGTTCGTCTTTGTGGTGTGTCCATCCAATCGTCAACCAATGTGTCAAACTTCATGCGTGGTTTGCTTGGGCGCAAGACCCACTTGATTGCACCTTCTCGCATCAATGTGCAAAAGCCCGACATTCAAGGAGCGGAGTTCATCATCAAAGAGAACGGCCTCTACGAAGGCGTAGCCGTTGTTGACTACAAGGGTCTGTATCCCTCACTCATGACCGGTTTCAACTTGTGCTGGACAACGAAGCGAGATGGCCCCGGCCCCGGCATTCTTGAGATGGAGAACGGAACCTTTTGGGACCAAGAAACCAAAGGCATTCTTCCTCAAGTTGTTGACGACTTGTTTGAATACCGAGCATTGTGCAAACAACGCATGCGCGAAGCAGAAACCAAAGAGATTCGTGCCGCTTGGAACACCACACAGGCCGCAGTCAAGCGCGTCATGGCGAGCCTCTATGGTGCAACGGCGAGTGTTGGGTTCGGCTGGGCTGACCTTGACATTGCCGAAACCATCCTCTCCGAAGGACGACGGTGCATCGCTTTGCTTGACACGGTGGCGACCAACATGGGCTACAATGTTCTCTACGGTTTCACCGACTCCGCTTTCATTCAAGTGCCGCTTGAGGAAGCCGAAGCATTGGCCGCGCGTATCACAGATGTCGTGCAGTCTACGACGGGCAACGAGAAGTTGATTGCTGAACTTGAGGCTTACATGCCCTATTGGTTGTTGGCTGGCAAGAACCGCTACGCGGGGAAGGTCGCTTATCCCACCGAGGATGCTGGCAAAATGAAGACTGCGAACTTCATGAAGGGTAGCAGTCTTGCACCCATCAGCAAGCAAGCCGAAGGGACGGTGCTTGACCTCGTGTGCGACGGTGCATCCGAAGCCGATGTGCGAGCCGCCGTCCTTGACATGGCTCTCCCTGTGCGCCGAGGTGAAATGGACTTGAAGACCGTGACACAATCAACAAGAATCAGCGCGAATCCGGAAGACTATAAAACGCTCTCCGGCGCATCAAAGGCCGCGCACTACTACAACCAACACATGGCGGATGGCGACCCGTTTGTATCGGGCGACTCCGTTCAATGGACCTATGTTTCAGCCGTTCCGAATGGTTTGCCAGCAACCAAAGTGGTTGCATACCGTGAACCTGCTGAACTTGAGGGCTTTGAATTGGACGCCAAAACCATTTTGAACAAATCAATTGAGAAGAAAATCTCCGGCATTTTTGAGGTCTTGGGTTGGGACCTTGAAGCCGCAATCGGAACCCCCCGACCCGCAACATATTGGTGAGAAAAATGACCGACAAAAACGAAGAAAAAATAGCAGAACTTGAAGGGAAAGTTGAGGAACTTGAAGGGAAAGTTGAGGAACTTGAAAACGCGCTTAACAAGGTGAACGACGACCTTGACCATGCTTTGAACATGGCGAACAAAGTTGAGGACCTCATCGCCGCGTGGAACGACCATTTCCCCGAAGACCCATTCCCTGTTCCGCGACCACGACGACCCGATAGCGATTATGTCATAACCGCAGAAGAGTTCAAAAAACGAACGCGCATCCCACATCCTCGTGATTGGGTGAAGAAATCATTTGACCCATCAACGGGGGAGTTCAATTGATTGCGAAAATCGTTTACTTTGAAACCGGCACAAAAAAGGTGCGCGAAGCAGAAGGTGAATTGCTGTTTGGTGATGCGCTTTTGTCCGAATACATCGGAGTGAAGCGACCCGACAACGACTACCTTCTTGTCCCATCAGCCACCATCATTGAGATTCAAACCTACGAGTTGGATGAGGACCTCTACACCATTGACATTGATTCAATGAAGCGTTCAAAGGCTCACGCTTTGAAGCGAATGCATAATGACATGGACCGAGATGATGCACCCGGAGGTGCATTTCAATGAGTCGCGTTTACGATGACGGCTCTTCGTATGCATGGACGCCCGAAATGGGCGAGGACGGTATTGTTATCCGCATCAGCAAATCAACTGCTGGTTCAATTGGTTGGTGTGTTCAGCAGATGTGGCTTGAGCAAAACTATCCGCGCCCACAGGAATTGGTCAAGCACCTCGTTGTCGGTGATGATGTTCACAACGGTCTTGATTTGTTCTACCAAGCGATTGAAGGTTCGGGTGCATTTCACAAAATGGTTGAGTCCGGAGTTGACATGACTTCGTTTCTCAAAAAATACATTCCCACCGAGAAGACCATCGTTGAAAATCGCCGCGCGGAAAACAAAGACTTCCCTTTCTACCACGACGACTACTACTATAACATGAATTGGTTGATGGAATATGAAAACGCGCGAATGCGGCTTTCCAAAACCCCATTACCGTTGGCGAATGAGGTTCGCCTTGAAGTCCGTAGAGACATGGACATTGAAGGCTACGGCACAATCCCCGTTCAATTCGTCGGTATCATTGACCGAGTGTTTGAAGCAACCGACGGAGGTCTTCTACTCTTTGAGTTGAAAACCGGTAAATGGAAGGACGCAAAGACCACGGAGATGAGAAAAGAAATGGCTTACTACAAGTTTTTGATTGACAATGCAGACCCCGACTATTTGAAAGAGCGCGGAATTAATCGCCCTGTTACCCATTGGGGATGGCGATACTCCGCCGCTGACTATTGGCATAGCGAGAAGGTCAAGCCCGTCAGCGAACGGGCGATGATGAAGCGCGTTAAGGACCTCATCACCATGTATCTCAACAACCACTTCCCTCCAACGAAGGATGACTTCAAGTGTTCCTACTGCTCAATGATTGAGTTTTGTCCAAAATATGCAATACAGGTGAGCGAATGAAAGCGTGTGAATTGTGTGGAAAAAGAAGCGGCGGTCTTCGTCATACGAAATACACCGCATGCTCATCGTGCCTTGACAAATTGCTTGAGTTTGCGATTACTGCTAAAATGAGGTTTGAGAATGAATCCACTCCACTTTGATTTCCCGAAAGAAGTTGGCCTGTTCCGAAAAATCATCCACGACAACGCGGAGTTTGAACGGTATTGGTCATCGCTACAAAACTCACAATGCGCCTACATGTCAGTCTACGGTTTCCGAGCCGTGAAGCCAAACGGTCGCCGCGCGGAATACAACACCGCTATTGTGAAGCACTTCGTGCTGGACTTTGACAAGAAGTATCGCAAAGGAAGTGACATGGTTGAGGTTGAAGGCGATGAGGTGGTTGAACAAGTTCGTCGCCTCCAACGCTATCTACTTGACGAGAACATCAATCACGGTGTTTGGTTCAGCGGCAATGGATTTCACATTTGGATTTCGCTTGATAAGACACACCTCCCATCCAGCGGAACGCAGGTGTCGCACATCAAAGCGGCTGGGAAGAAGGTCATCAATCAATGGAAGAAGGACATGGAACTCTACTGCATGGACCCAACTGTGCCTTTTGATACTGCGCGTATGATTCGTGTCCCTAACTCCTACAACGCCAAGCAACATGTGCTTCGTTGGAGCATCCCGCTAACAAGTGAAGAGTTGCTTACTTTGTCATGGGAGGATATTTGCGTGTTGGCTCAAGAGCCACGCAACACCGCTTACTTCTATGGTGAGAAGGGAGTCCACCTCCCTGTCAAGCAGGTCCGTGAAAGCCAATTCAAGGTGTCCGGCGAACCTGTCAACTTTGAAACCGTCAAAATGGGTAGCATCAAAATCCTCCCATGCCTCATGGAAGCGGCATGTCAAGTGGGGAGCAACCCGCCACATATTAGCCGCGCGAGTTTGGCTATTTACCTTGCATCGCGACTACGCAATTTCCTCCCTGTTCAACGAACGACGGTCCAAATGCGTGAAGCGCATATCCTTACACTCCACGATTTCATCAAGACCCTTCAATGGGCTGACTACGACCCCAGCACAACGGAGTATCAACTACGCTCCATCGTTGACGGTGGCTATATGGAACGATGCGAAAGCCTCATCGGAAAGGGGCTTTGCATTGGGCGTTGTCAACTTTGGGATGGAACGGGCGAACACGAACACCAAGACTCTACGGAAACGATTCAACTTTCACCGCAGGAAGTTAGCGAGGCTTACAGCAAAGCCAAAAGAGAGGTTGAAAAATACAAAGGGCGTGTAGGGGATTATTCACATAACAAAGTGTCCTCAACATTTATTGGTTTGAAAGCGGAAGCGGCTGTTGGATTTTATTTGTCGCGTCATTTTGATGTTCAAAAAGGAAAAGGCGATTTACAAGTCAACAGCATTCCCATTGAAGTCAAGACTGTCACCGAAAAGGATTGGAATAATGAGAAGGGGAGAATGATACCTCCCGCACAATTGGAAAAATATGTTGCCAATAAAGCAATTGTCGTTTGGGCTACGGTTGATTCCCACAACCACATGGATTACAATGTCAATCTCAAAGGATGGAACAACGCTTACGAGGTCAAATCCAAAGGAGTGCCTATCAAGACAAAGTGCGATAACATTTGGTTGAAGAACGAAAAGGACATGAAAGAAATCGCGACAATTTATTCTGCTTTGAAAGTGAAGGTGATTGGATGATTGAAGAATGGCAGATTGAATTGTTGTTGAACATTGATTCAACATGGAGAACGCGCTCCGAACTTTGCAAACATAGTGATACGCTACGGTTAATGAGTCATCACAAAATGGTAAAACTCATGACGAAACTTGTAAACGATGGGCTTCTTGAGAAACGCAAGATAAGCAACAGGCGAGTTGAATACAGAAGAGTGCTTGTTTTTCCAAAGCATGAGGGGTGTCAAGCATGAAGCCACCTCTCATTATTGACACCAACGAACGCGGTTCACTCGTGTCAGCACTTGAGCGACGCGCAAAATCACGCTCCCCCCGAATTGATGTCTTGCGGCAGAACCTTGTCAACGGCGACTACAAGTGTGGAGATTGGTTGATTGAAGCCAAGAGCATTGACGACCTCTTCACATCTATGAGAAGCGGACACTTGATGCGTCAACTTGACAACATGGATGCTAACGATGGCAACTACGGGTTGGTGATTTGGGGTGAGATTGGTGGCTACATCCACCGAGCGCGTGAGCGTGGTTCTACCATCACCGCCAGCCAAGCCCTCAAACAAATGACAGGATTCCTCGGTAGAGTTGTAGCCGACTTCGGTTGCCTCATCTACCGCGCACCCAACGCAAGTGAAGCGGCGGCATTCATGGTCGCCCTTCATGAGAAGACCTACAAAAAAGCGAGCCGACATGGTGCGCAAGCCGTTCGGCGCGTATCTACAAATGATGTTCGTAAAGACATGCTCCTTACGATTCCCGGTATCGGTCCGGAAATGGTAGAAGCAATCATTGACGCGTGCGGCTCAATTGAAGAAGCCGCATGTGGTGATTGTTTGCGTGATGTTCCCCGCATGGGGAAGGTGTTGCGCAATCGTGTTGTTGAAGTATTGACCAGCGAAGAAGAAGTTCGCTTTGAAAGGTGAGCGCGCATGTTCAATTTTTTATATACAGTCACAAATTATCGTTATAATAAGATAGCGAGAAACAAGAAAATTAGAAATGGTTATAGGCCAACCACCATACCCGAAGAGTTGTCCGCCCCCCAATGGAGAGAATAAGAATGCCCCAAAGACAATGGAACCAATACACAGCCGTGAAAGAATACCCGATGATGAAGGAATACCTTGAGCGTTTTCGGACGACTTCGTTTTTCAACGAAATCCCCGGACTCATTTCCTTCTTCTACCTGCAAGGTCAAGCCCTTGTAGACTATGTGAGAATACCCGTTTGGGCTTCGGCCCTTGACCCGCGAGTCCATGTATTTTGGATTCAAGCAACGCGGTCCGGTAAGTCAATCGCGTGGGAGTTTACAGGCGAAGTCGCAGACTTGGCTGGCTTGAACATTGACATGTTCACGAGTGGAACAGATAGCGCGCTTATCGGGTCAATTGACTCGGTGAGTGATGGTTCGGGAGGATACGAACTTGTGCAGAACGAAGGATTGCTCGGAGGTAAGAAATGTTTGAACTTTGACGAAGGGTCAATCCTTCTTCAATCCAACCCAAAGCAATTCTTTTCCGAGGTCATCCTCTACCTACAACAAGCGATGAATCCCGTTGGGAGCCACAGCAACACCTTGACCAAGCACATGAAGAACGGCAAAGTGGAAACAGAATCCCGCGTATCGTTTTGGATTACTTCATTCCCGCCCAGCGGTGTCAAGGAGTATGTGCTGACCAAAGGATTGTTTCAGCGTGTGCTGTTGATTTACCGTCCGTGGAGCGATGACATGCGTCAACTCGTTTCGGAGCGGCGCATGGAGGGTGTGTTCAAGAATAAGTTGACCGAAGTCCAATCCCTTGAGGACATCGCCCAGCACTTCATCCGTATTCGTGAGAAGACCGAGGCTCGTTTGTTGAACATCGCTAACATGACCCATCAAGAATGGGAAGCCCTTGCATCATCCAGCAAAGAAGAAGTTGCGCGTGGTTGTATGCATGAAATGTTCACCATTGAACCCTCAGTTCACCCACAATTGATGGCTTCGGTTGAGGAATACTACACGCTCGTCCGAGGTATGGACAAGCACCTCTCGGATGTGGTCTGTTCATTCATTCCGAATGTTCTCAACTACACCGTTATTTTTGCTACGCATCTCGCTTTGATGCGCGTTGAGCGTGACGGACTTTCACACGACGCGGAGTGGAAAGTGACCGGTGATGATGTTGAAATGGCGACTGAAATCCTCTACGATATATATGAGCAACTTGTCCTTTGGCTTGAGTCCGAGGTTGAAGTTGGTGCAAAAGCGGCTGAAAAAATCGCGCGAAAGGATGAATGGTCCAACGCTTTCAAAGCATGCACGAGTGTAGAAATAGAAAACAAAGGTGAAGGTTGGGTTCTCAAAAATGACTTGTTTGACCGTTACGCAAATCAACTTGGGAAATCCAAACCGACTGTTTACAACCGATTTAAGCAAGTGGAAAAAATGTTCAAAACGCATAAAGTCGGAATGGCTGTTTACATCAAGTTCAAGGAGGAATAATCATGAGTAAAGTGATGGCGATTGACATTGAAACAGCCAACTACTCTCACGAGGTCGGTGGGTGGGGCAACACCCACATGTTTGAGCCGACTGTGGTTGCAACATGGGACGGTGAGGAAGCGCATGTGTTCACTAAAGCCGACGATGCGATTGTAGCAGACGCGCATATGCATCCTCTTCATCCACGCGACCTCGGTGAACACCTCAAGAAGCATGTTGACGAGGGCGGCATTATCGTTGGACACAACATCCGAGGTTTTGACCTTCCCGTTCTCCGAGACGCGCTTGACATGCACTACGCTGGTGTATTGCTCAACAAGAAAGAGAGCATCCTTGACACTTCGTGGTCCTTGCGTGAAGCATGCGGGAAGAGTCATCACCTTGACTCGCTGTGTAAACACACGCTGGGTAAGGGGAAAGAAATTATGGATTCAGCAGACGCGCCTGTGGCTTGGAAAGAAGGCCGACACGCGGAAGTCATCAAATACTGCATTGCAGATTGCAAACTCAATTATGACCTGTTTCTTCATGGGAGGAACGAAGGCTTTGTTAAGAGCCGAAATGAAGAAACGGGACTAATTGAGGAATACCAAATAGGATGGTGACACCATGACAGAAGAAAGAAAAACAGGAAGAGAAGCCCAAATGAGTAACATCCGCGCCGCTGTTCAAGTGGCCGAAACCGTGAGGTCAACACTTGGCCCTGCGGGAATGGATAAAATGCTCGTAGACGAACGCGGAGAAAGCATCGTGACCAACGACGGTATCACGATTCTCCGAGAACTTGACACCGCGCATCCCGGTGCGCAGATGATGGTTCAAGCGAGTCAAACGCAAGAAGAAGTGTGCAAAGACGGCACAACCAGCGTGGTTGTGTTGGCTGGACAAATGCTGGCCTTGAGCGAAGGACTGTTGTTACGCGGCATTCACCCGCAAACAATTGTGCGCGCATTCAACAAGGCATCCAAGATTGCTCTTGAAGTCATGCCGCATCCCGAAACGAACATCGGTGTTGATGCAGTCGCCGCAACCGCTTTGCGCGGTAAAGCATCCGAGTCGGCTCTTGGGTTCGCCGCTCAACTCGTTGAAAACGCCGCACTCACCGTAGATGGAAACCTTGACCGTGTTCGCACACTTACTCAAGCGGGTGGCGACATGAGCGACTCTTACATTCATAGTGGACTCGTTCTCAACAAAACCTTCGCTAACCCGGACTTTGCCGGAAAAGAAAATCCGCGCATTCTTCTTCTTGATGGAGGAATTGACGGCTTCAATTACGAGGATGTCCAAATGCAAATCAGCGACCCCGCTCAACTTGAAGCAATCCGTCACCAAGAGATGGAGATTTTGAGCAACATCAGCAAAGCCATTTCGGAGATGACTGACATTCTTATCGTCCGAGACGGTGTTCATGAGGCCGTTGCCAAATACCTTGACGCACAGAACATTGGTGTTGTCAGTCGTGTCCAGCAAAGCGACATGGACAGCATCGCTCGCATCACAGGTATCCCCATCCATCATCGCATCACCGAAGTTGCTGATGGCTACGAAGCGCGTATTGAAGGCTCAATCAAATCCATTCGCATTGGCGACCTTGACTATGTTTCTGTTGAAGCAAAGGAGAGCGATACCATCACCATGATTGTTCGGGGTGCGACCCGACAAACGCTGGATGAATATGAGCGCGCCTTTGACGATGCCCTTGGTGTGGCCTGTCTCTACTTGAAAGACAAGCGACTCTATCCCGGCGGTGGTGCAGTTCTCTCCAAATTAGCAATGTCCGTTCGCAGTCACGCCACCCATAAGCGTCAATCGTCTGCTCGTGAGCGTATGTGCATGGAGGCGTTCGCTGACGCTCTTGAAATCAT